CTTCCCACGCATCCTGGTCACTGGGAGTTCTCGGATTACCGGAGATTTTCCCATAACGCAGGACCACAGGGGAGAACACGCCCGGCAGTCGCCCCGCGTAGAAGTCCGTGAATCGATTGTACCAGGCCGTGAGGTTCCCGCCAACGCACAGATATTCGTCGTCGATATGAACATTCAAATATTTGCCGGCAATAGTAATCAAGTCATCCAGCAGCGCAGAGGACCAACCTTCAGAGTTGTTGGTCCTTACCACAAAATTACTGTGCTCTACCATCGCCAGGTGCCCAGCGTTGATTAGCTTCTTGACAAAGCCCTCTGCGCTGTCAGCCGTGATCTTGTCCTCCGACTTGTAGCAGGTGCGCCCAGCCGTTTCGATGAAGCGTAGGGCATTGGCGTAGTCGGTGAGCACAGCCCCAAAAAACTCTACTGACGGTTTAATAATTTTCATAGTCTCCCTCCTCACATCCGCAGGTGTCGCACCCAAGCGGGTTGTTTATGCAGTTTCCGCACGGCGGACTTATATGGCAGGAGCAGTTCTCTACCTCACCATAAACCATGGTCCCGGCGCATCCTGGGTTTTTGCACTTATCCCCTTCTTCCATTGCCTTCTCCTCTGTCAAAGTGCGTATTTCTTCGAGTGGCACCCTGGCATGTCTGAATAAAAACAAACCGGCGCATCTTCTGGCTTGCCCCCACCAGCCTTCCACCAGTTACCGGCAGCAGCCGCTACCTGTTCTGTGTACGCCGCACTGCACCCATCCCATTTTTTGCAGTCTTCAAACTTGCAAAACGTCTTGTCTTTGTAGCACATCATCTCGACCCTCCTTATTTCAACCCGGCCAAGGCGTCTGATTCAAGCGGGGAGTTGGCCAACGCCTCGCTGATCTCTATAATCTCACGGGCAACTGGCCCGAGCTTCGGACATTTCAGGTTGATCTCCCACACCGACTGCTGCGCACCGCCGTAGAACGTCCCGCCGCCCAAAGTCTTGCGAAGGTTCGGGTTTATCAACGCGCCGCAGGCGATCAGGTCGTTTTTGATATGGGTGTAGCTGCCGAACTTCTTGCCGATCCACTGCTTCATCACCGCCCTGGAGATGAACAGGCGGTGGGTGTCTACCTCGTGGCGCATGACAAGCGGACCCCTCGGAGGGTCGATGATTATACACTGCTGGCCGCCTCGGGCCTCGCCCTTCACCAGGAGTCTCTGCGCTGCGTGCTCGTCGATGAACTGCCCAAGGATGCCGACCGAGTCGCTGGCCAGCTCGCCCTTATCTCCGCGCATGGTGCCGATGGCCTCCGCCGCCCACTCCATCACCCGTGTCACGTTGAACCTGATCAGCCCGAGCCGCTGCGCCACCAGCCCCCCGTAGATGGACGCGGAGGCAACCGCCCCCCAGAACCGCTCCTCTCCTTTGATCCCCGCCATGGTGGTCAGCTTCTCACGAATCTTCTCAAGCCCTGGTTTGATAGACTCGGTGTTCTGCACCAGCCACTGAGCGTATGCTTCACCGGCCAGGCCGTAGTTTTCGTGGAGCATCCAATACACACCGGTCGTGACCTGCTCCTTGAAATCAGGATGCTCAAGCATCGGGTACTCGAACAGCCGGTTAAGTTCTGCGGAAGCATCGTGCTTGGCGCCAGAGAGTTTATCAACCAGCGAGGTGTTGGAACTGGCCACGGCCAGGGTGTTCCAGGCGTTCAGTACCTTGCGCTCCTCTGCGCTCTTGGTGAGCCTGGCCTTGTCCCTGCCTTGCGTGATCCGGTACACCAGATCGGATAGGTCCATGCCGTCGATGTTCGTGATCTCGTCGATAGTCAGCGGCAGGTTCCCGTACACCCCGAGGCGGGAGACCAGGGCGTTCTTCGTGTCGTCTCTCAGCATCATCAAGTCGTTGTGGTAGCCCCACACGGACTGTATCCACCGGAGCATGAGGGTCTTGCCGGACCCAGACTCTCCGACCAGCGACACCATGGCGCCATCGAAACCTGTGAACTTCATCAGTGGGGCTCCGAACCCTCCGGCCAGGAGTGCGAACGCATGAGGCTCCATTCCTGGAGCATCGAGCAGCCGGGTGGCTTCGGACCATTTCTCCAAGTCACCGGCGGAGTGAAACCCGAGAGCACTCTTCGGTACGTTACGAGCCATGGACGCATCTTCGACAGTACCGTCGCTGTGGAATATCTTCTTGCCGAGTACGAACATCGGGTTGCCGTTACGGGCGTTCTTCCACCCCATCTGGCAGAGGAGCAGCGCCATGCGCCGTTGCCTTTGGAGTTTTGCCTGGTATGATTCAAGGTACATGGTCATGTATTTCTTCTCCTTCGCTCCTACCACTTTGATGTGGTTATCGGACAGTGTGGTGAGCAGGGCCTTCGGGTCGTTCACCACAGACGATCTCAGTGTGCACTCCATCGCTCCCTCGTGAGGCAGGTGGTGGCGCAGGGTCATCACCTCATAGCCCAGAGATTCGTCATACGCCAGCCTTGATGGATACAAATCCTGGTCGTAGAACCTGAGCCACCGCTCCTCTTCCTGGGCGTACAGCCCGTCGGCTCCGCGGCGGAAACCTTCAGGCGCATCGCACTGCTCAGTTGGTATCTCCACCTTCACCGGCTCGGGCCGGCCGAGGACAATTGGGCTCTTGATCTTTCCGTTGTGCTTGCAGCCTATGCAGGCTGCGGCGTTGTGCCCCCCGATTGCGAAACAGGTGGACGGTCCGACCTTTGCATCATGCCACTGTCTGGTCTTTTCTGCCGTCCTGTCCGCGCAGTAATCAGGGTGTCCTGTTGACCACTCCTGAATGATCTCGTCACCATCCTCACAGAGGGCCAGGACGCCAATGGCTGCGTACCAGAGAGGCTCTGACACATCGCCCTTCGTGTCTCTGATCAACCTGATCTGGGCGCATTGCTCTGCGATCCTGTTCGCATCGGACGGTACGCTCTCCCGCTCAAGCCCTGAGTAGAAGTCCGCATTGATGTCTGTGTTCACGGCCGGAGGCAGCGCGGCTGCGCGGTTGATCTGTCGTTTCTTGGCCGCGTCACTGAGCATCCGAACGAAGGACATGAACGGCACCGGCTCGGCGTCCTTGATTAGCACCACCGGCTTCGGTTCTTTCCCAGGCTTGCGGTTCGTTGTTCCTGGTGGCCGGAGTACAGATGCAGAGTCAGAGGTGCGCGAGGCGTCGCCGCCGATAGCCGGAGAATATTCAGCTACAACTTTTTTCAGCAGCCTGGCAATGGTCTGCCACTGCGTTGTTGGTATGGCCTCAGTCAGAATCCAGTGAGCGTACAACCCATTGCCGGAGTTCACAACCGCCGGGAACGGCAAGCCAGTCTCTGCTATGAATTTCTTCAGGGCGTCGGCGCCCTCTTGCTGGTTCTTGAGGGGCCACTTCTCCCCGCAGTCGATGTCAAGGAAAAAGTTCTTCATCAGCCAAGTATTATCTTGACTGCGTTGTTTCTTCTTGGCCCCCTTCGGAGATCCTTGAGGGAGTGCTGCGTTGTGCGCCTTGGCCTCAGCTATTTTGCTCGGAGTAAATGTGGCCTGGGCTATGTAGACGGTGTTACCTACGTCGTTCAGGGCGTTGATCTGCGCCTGCGCTGCCGGTAATTGTTCGTGGAAGAAGTGCCTGAATCCTCCAGATGGAAGGAGTAAGGCCACACAATACAGCCCTTCCGCAGGAAGGATTTTTTCTAGGAACACAGGGCCAGCCCTCCACGGAGTAGTTTTAGAAAGTTACAGATTAACTACTTCGTGGACATTTCCGCAATGATTTTCCTAAGAACCGCAAGGCGTTGCGGTGCTTTGAGTTTGCTGGTAAGAGGCAGCCTCTCGGCGCGGCACGCCGCCTCCATCCGTTTTGCATAGGTGTAAGCGAGATCAAGGCGCAACATATCCTTGACTGGAGATCCATTCTTCCACCGGTACAGGGACTCTCTGCTGATCCTGGTGAGGCGGGTGAAGTCGGTCATGGTGATGTCTGCTTTTTCCAAGGCTTCAAAGATATATTTTACTTTTGCTTCGTACATTGTTCAATCCTCTTTGAGGGAGTTAAGGCTCCTTTACATCTGGGCGGTTGCGCAAAGACAGCGGATGTGCTGCCCTTGAGGAGCCGCCCCGAAGGGCGGGTTGAATTACCAGTCTTGCTGGGCCATCTTGTCGAGGCGGTCCAAAAACTCGGCGGTGGTCAAATACTCCATGATGCGCTCGTCAGCCACGCGGTTGAACGCGAGTTCTACAGCGAGCTCTCTGTCTGTTTGTTCCTGGCCAATGGCTTTTACCGCCGCGTCGTAGGCTTTCTGCTCCTTAGATATGGGGTATATGTATGAAGAAACAAGGTCTGGGGATTTGTTGTCGTACTTGCTGAAGAACTCTTTCCTTCGCATGTCTTTTTTGATTGCAGCTTTCCCGGCCAGAATCAGCTTGTACTTATCCCAGTTATCAAGAGGCTCAGGCTTCTCAGGCAGACGGGATGCTATGTCAGCGGAGACTTTCCCAAGCACGCACGCTTTTACTCTGTCCGCTGATCTTTTTACCTGCTCCGCTGAAAATTTGTTCATCGGTTTTCTCCTTCGTTGATTAAGTTGAAGCCGGTCTTTCCCGGCTGTCAGGTTTTGTTAGCGACTTTCCTTCGCCCTGGGCGCTCTTGTCGGGGACCCGGTATCCAGGTATTTAGCAGACTCATCACGTCTGCTGTGCTCTCAAATTACAGGCCAAGTTCCTTCATCAACTGCTCGTCGCTGATCTCAGCGGCGCCGGCTGATGGAGCTGGTGCGTCAGGAGACAGGTTCGCCCGAGTAGTTTCCTTCGGCTTGGGGGTGCGCGGCTTTGCCTGCTTGGGAGGGGTACCCCGGCCGAGGCCCATGTCGTCATCCACCAGCTCGGCAACAACCGGCTGTTTTACTTCGATGGCGTCCTTTACTTCCGGCGC